TTGTTCGTGTCCTTTCCCCATGTTAAGCCCTGAATAGGTATGAAACATTAAGAAAGTATTATCACATACAACTACATCTTCTACACATAAAGCTATGAGAGATGCTGCTGAATACACAGGAGCTTCCACAATCATCTGTATATGGCCTGCTTCTGAGTTTCGTACTGAATTAATAAACTGGATTGCAGTATGTAGGTATCCTCCAAAACTATTCAGATGGAAGAAAAAACAATCACTACTTGTTGCTGTATCCAGTAAGTTCAATATATCAAAATAATTTTTAGACTCAATCACTTCGTCGGTTAAGTATATATCATGCCTGATTACTGCTTCAGGTTCTGTCTTGTAATATTTAAAAGCTTTACTACTTTTCGTAGCCTCTATGTCGTCTTTACTTTTATCTACCATCGTAAGCTCCTTTGTTAATACTTGATTCAACTATTGTGCAATCTTCTATTTCAGTAGAAGGTTTCGGTAGTTTCTTACCTTGCAATACATATGCTTTTATCACACAGTTGAGAGATACTTCTAAATCATCAATACTATCCAATACAAGAGTAGCATCTTCAAAGTCAACGTATTTTACCCTGAATTTTACAAGGTCTTCTTTCATGTATATCTTTGCTGGGTATATGTATTTATCTGTAAACTCAGGCACAGGAATCTTGTTTGCAGGCTTGTGTGTTATTATTGTTTCTCTTTTTTTAATCGTATTTTGTTTTACTTCTTTACGTTCATTTTTATAATGCTGTATGAGTAATTCTTTTAGATTCATAGATTGTCCTCCTATGATCATGCATGTATATACTTGTTAACATGTATGTTAAATATCAATATAGTTAACAAATAATAAAACAAGTATGTAACCATATATGGAACCATATATGTTCTTACTTGTAACCATACTTGGTATTATATCATGTATTTTTTAGAATGTCAACCTTGACATATAAATCCGTATGTGTTATAATATGATTATCTTAGGAGGATAGTTATGCCCGAAATAGAAGTACCAAGGTATTTTAAACCTAGAAATTATCAATTAGATTTATTCAGAGCACTTGAAGGTATTGGACAACCTCAAAAGAAAAGAGCTTTATTACGTTGGCATAGACAAAGTGGAAAGGATATGGCTTGTTTTGCGTATATGTGTTATAAAGCTGTACAAGTTCCTGGAAACTATTTCTACTTTTTTCCAGAATACTCCCAAGGAAGAAGGGCTTTATGGGAAAAAATAGATAAAAGCTTAGGTGTTAAGTTCTTAGAATTTATGCCTGATGAATTAATATCTAGACGTAATAATCAAGATATGCTCTTAGAATTAAAGAATAAATCTACTATACGTATTGTTGGTTCTGATAACTATAACTCTGTTGTAGGTATTGGAGCCGCTGGATTGGTGTTCTCAGAATTCGCATACTCAGACCCTATTGCTTGGGATAAGATGAGACCTGTAGCACAAATACATGATGCTTGGGTTATATTTAATTCCACACCAAATGGACGTAATCATATGTACACATTGGAAAACAACGTACGTAAAATGAATAGCTGGTATGTATCAGAACTACAAACCTTGTGGCCAGAGAAGCCTAATTACTCAAGCGTAGTATCTCCTGCAAATATTGATGAAGAACGTGCTAGTGGTATGGAAGAAGATATGATAGAACAGGAATACGGTGTATCCTATACTGCTGGTATTAAAGGCTCTTTCTATGCAGACGTAATAGGACGAGCACACAATGATGGACGAATAGGGGTGTTCCCTCATTTAAAACATGGATTGGTGGATACTTACTGGGATTTAGGAAGTACTGATGATACAGCTATATGGTTCGTACAAAGATCAGGCGGTAGTTATGTATTCATAGATTACCTAGAGAACTCAGGATTAGACGTAGCAGATTATGCAGAATTACTAAGCGATAAAGGATATAATTATGGAACACACTTCCTTCCCTGGGATGGAGGCCATAAGACGGTTATAATTAAATACTCTGCAAAAACAATGTTAGAGTATGCTTTAAAAGATTATAAACTATCTGCCGATGTAGTATTGGCAAACAGAGTTCCAGTTCTTCAAGGGATACAAGCCGTTAGATCTATATTTGAAAGATGCTACTTCAATGAAGGAACTACTTCAGATGGTTTAAAAAAGATAGAAGCATACCACAGACGATGGGATACTAAGAAACAAGCATTTATGAAAGAACCAGTACATGATTGGTCTTCTCACGCAGCAGATGCTTTAAGAACGTTCGGATACTTTGAAGTATTAGAATATGGGCCGCACAGTCAAACAGGTATGGACGAAGAGCAAGTAGGTCTTATAACTGATTTTGACCCAACCGAAGATGACTAACATAGGACAATTAAATGAATTACGAGAAAGATACTGATAAGATAACAAAATGCATAATAGATACAGCATCTGACTGTAATGTAGATGTAGTTGAAATGGAAGAGTTTTTTACAGATACCAAACATCTATTCTTAGGGATATATATTTATGCAAGTTCTTTCAAGGAAGTAGAGGTATATGAGGATAATTTACGTAGTAATTACAGTGACTTAGACATAAGTATTAAAGCTAAAGAGAATATAATACTATTAGCAATACCAGTTTTAAATAAAAATAGGTTTAAAGATGTTGACAAGAAGGATTAAGTATGGTATAATGCTTGTAAGAATGTTGGGTTTTCTTAGGAAATCCTTAATGTTTGTTGATGTATATGTTATGCCAATTATAATTGTTATATGTGGTATAGTATGCATTATTAAATTACCATGGTATTTATACATACTAACCACTGTATGGATATGTAGGATGCAAGTTACTGTAAGCCCCTGTCCTATAAAGGTTTTTTGTACTAAATTACTGGATATTGAAATACGTATTAGAACACACATAAGAGGATATTAACATGGGAGCAGTAGTAGCACCACTAATTGGAGCAGTAGCAAGTATAGCTAGCTCAGCATTTGCACCTAAGCCACCAGCACCACCGCAAGTACAACAACCAGCAGATACTTCTAAAGATACCCAAGAAAGCCAAGCAGCCAAAATAAGAGCAGCTAAAAGACGCACAGCTGGAACAGGCGGTGCAGCAAGCTTTTTAGGTAAAGCAGCAGATACACCAGGAACTAAGAAGACATTACTAGGTTCATAGAGGAGGACATATGTCTGTAAATAAGAGAATATTTGTAAGAGCCAGAGATGCTTTTAACAACACAGAAAGAACCAACATGGCAAATCTGTGGAGTGAGATAGCTGAATTTATATTACCTAATCAATCAGGTATTTTTGAAACAGCTATAGGTGAAACATTTGGACCAGAATCAGGACAAACACCTGGCACTAAGAAAACAAGACGCATCTATGATTCTACAGGCATACAGTCTAATTATGATCTAGGTTCTTCTATTCATTCTACTTTAACTAATCCACAAATTAAATGGAGTAGGATAAGATTTAAAGACGATGAGTTAAATAATAATGATGAAGCAGTAGCTTGGTTAGAGATAGCTAACGACACAATACATGCTGCATTCAATGAATCAAACTTTGATACAGAAGTAGCAAGAAATTATTTAGCTTATCCTAGTCTTGGAACTATGGTTCTTTTCCATGAAACACTTGATGACAGTACTCTAGCATTTTCAGGATTTAATTTTAGAAGCATACACTTAAGTGAAATTAGTTTTGAAGAAAACCACAGAGGCGAAGTAACAAGAGTATATAGAAGATTTCCTTTAACTGCTGAACAAGTTATACAGAAGTTCGGTAAGGTGCAGAACAGAGAAATCAATGATGCATTAAAATCAGAACCAACTAAAAAGTTTCCTATCATACACACAACTGGACCAAGAGATAACGCTTCTCAAGAATTTATTGCAGACCCTAAAGACCGTCCAATATTTTCTAACTTCTACATATACTCAACTGGTGAACTCCTATCTGAAGGAGGTTATTACGAATTACCATACTACATTACTAGATGGTCTATTATGCCAGGAGAAGTATACGGAAGAGCCCCAGGACATATATCAATAGGAGATATAAGAACACTTAACAAGTTAAAGAAACTAACATTAACAGGATTAGCCAAAGCAGTTAATCCACCAATACTAACACAAAAACGATCTGCATTCGGAACACTAGACCTGAGACCAGGTAAGAATAATATTGTATCCGATATAGATGGTATTAAAGAATTCCGCACAGACGCTCGGTTTGATGTAAGTAACTTAGCAGTTCAAGAACTACAAGACCAGATTAAAAAGGTTTTCTTCCTTGACAAACTAATGTTACCTCCTCGTACTGAGACTGGAGAAATGACAGCATTTGAAGTATCACAAAGGTTACAACAAATGCAGAAAGTACTAGGACCTGTTCTAGGTAGGCTGAACAGTGAGTTCCTTGGTCCTTTGATTACAAGATCATTTCGCATGTTACTGCGGGGGGCCGCGCTTCCACAACTACCCTCTGTCCTCCAACAGCGTGGCCTCGCCGTGGATATTTCATTTGTTAACAGCTTAGCTCAATCCCAGCAACTTGATGAAGTCAACACTATAAGAGATTGGGTATCCAGTGTAGGTATGTTAGCTCAAGCTAATCCAGAAGCATTGGACTATGTTAACATAGATGAGATAACTAAACACTTACGTAAGTCTATGTTCGTACCAGAGATAGCAATTAGAAGTGATAGTGAAGTAGAAGGAATAAGACAGCAAAGAGCACAACAACAACAAATGCAACAGATGTTAGAATCAGGACAACAAGCTTCTGAGATAGCTAAGAATTTACCGGAGGAATAGAGTATGGGTGATTTATTAGAAAGCAATGATTATTACAAACTAGTATACAGCATCTTTGAAACACCTAAAGGTAGGGAACTTATAAAAGAATTAAAAGATGAGTATATATATTCGTTCTCACCTTTGACTTGCGACAGTGAGACAGAGATGTGGATTAGAATTGGTAAACAAGAAATCGTAAAAGATTTTGTAGATATTATTAAACACATGAAACAACATCCGGAGGATAGATCATGAGCGAAGAAAATGTTAATGAAAATGTTGAGAGTACTGAAGAATCTGTACCAACTGATGGAACAACTACCTCTGTACCTGAAACAGAGGAAGTCAAAACAGTAGCTACAGAGGATTGGAGGTCTTCCTTATCTGAAGAATTTAGAGGAGACGATTTATTACAAAATGTTAAATCTATGGATGATCTTGCAAAAGGATATATACATGCACAGAAATCTATGGGCGGTATGATTAGAATACCAACAGAAGATGCCAGCGATGAAGCTAAGGCAGAGTTCTTTAAGAAACTTGAAAGTATTCCAGGCGTAGTACATATGGATGAAGATAACATGACCAACGTATATGATCAGTTAGGTCGTCCAGAAAAAGCTGAAGAATACAAGGTTGAAATGGATTTAGATGAAGGTTTAATAGATTCAGAAAAATTAGGTGAGTTTAAAGAAATAGCTCATAACATCGGACTGAACAGTAAACAATTACAAAAGGTACTTAACTTTGAACAAGAACGAGTTAAGAATACCGTAGAGCTTAGTAATCTTGAAAGAGAATCAGGAGAAACAAAGCTAAAAGAAATGTGGGGAAATGATTATAACAATAGACTTGAAAGTGCTAAAGCAACTATGAATGTATTTAACGAACAATTCCCTGAAGAAACACAAGCATTAATTAACGGGCCTGCCGGAAACAATCCAGTATTTCTTGAACTATTATCTCGTATGGGTAAGAGTATGCAAGAATCAGGACATCCTAACTTACACACAACTGTAAGCTTTGGAGTAACACCACAGGAAGCATTGGATAAGATTGATGAAATAATGTCTAATAAGTCACATGCATATTTCAATGCAACAGACCCCGCTCATGAAAGAGCAAAAGAAAAAGTAAGATTTTTATATCAACAGGCGTATCCTGAAGATAAATAACCAGGGCTTTGCTAAGTAGCGCACAGAGTCCTCTGTACTACACGATAGTGTATTGGCAGGAAGTTATAGTGAGTCTAGTTACCTAGGCAGCTCGCTAGGCGTATAGCTACATTATATACACCTATATGGAGTTTTATTATGTCAAGCCAAGTACCTGTAGCTTTTATCAAACAATATGATGGAAGACTACATATGGTTCTAGAACAAGAAGGGTCCAAACTTATGGGCACTGTTCGGAACGAAGCAATGAACAGTAAAGCGGCGCATTTTGATAGATTAGGTAATGTTGAAGCTATGATTAAAACAGTACGTCATAGCGTATCAGAACAAACAGATACCCCTCACTCAAGACGCCAACTTACTATGACTGATTATTTTGTTAAAGACTTTATTGATAAGGAAGATAAGTTACGTATGATCATAGATCCTACATCTCCTTATGCAGTAAAACAGGCTCATGCAATTGGTCGGTCAATGGATAATGTTATTATAACAGCACTTAACGGAAACGCTACAGCAGTAGATGAATCAGATGCAACAAGTTCAGTTGCTCTTCCTTCCACTCAAATAATTGATGAAGATTTTGGAACAGCAGATTCTAACATTACTGTAGAAAAAATTATTGAAGCCAAACGTCTCTTAATGAAGATACCTGGTGCTTTAAATGAGCAAGGTATTCTAGTTATGAACGCATCAGCCCACGCTGCTTTACTCAACATAGAGAAAGCAACAAGCATGGACTACGGTACTCGTAATTTAGAAACAGGTAAGATTGACACTTTCTTAGGATTTAAAATAATTGTCCTAGGTGATGGTCTATTACCAGGAACCGCAGATGGTACAGATACAGACCCTGTAAGATGTTTTGCATTTACCCCATCCGCATGTATATTAGGCAAGGGTACTCCTTCTATTTCTTCACGTATTGATCAAATACCTGAAAGGCATTATACTAACCAAATTTATACTTCATCATCATTTGGTGCTGTTCGTATGGAAGAAGAGTTAGTTGTCGCAATAGAATGCGTACAAGCAGCTTAATTTTAATTTTAACATTATGAGGTAATAACATGGCTGGAGAAACAAGCAAAACAGTTGTCCGTACTGCCAGAGATTCCGATATAAAAAGTGAAGCTCGTTTATCTAAAGGTAAACTAGTGGAAGCAGTGGATTACCACTCTTATTTAACCACAGAGCTGGAACTCGCTGATGCCTTGCTTACTGAGGTAAGACTACCTAGTAACGCAATAATATCTGAAGTTCTACTTTATGTAGATGATCTTGATACAAATGCAACCGAAACACTAGCAATGGATTTCGGATTGTACGCAGTACATAAGTTTACATCTGTAACAAGCGGTACTAAAACCATCCACGCTAAGGATTCTGTACTAGATGCAGACCTATTAGTTGATGGTGATATTACTGCTCAAGATGGTAACACTAAATCAGAAAGTTTAGCTCTCGACGCTGCTACTGCAGGTCCTGACGATCTTTACAAAGCTGTATGGGAACTACTCGGTTACGACGTAGACCCCCACACAGAGTTTGGTTTAGTAGTAACATGCGCCGTCGCTGCAGCAACCGCTGCCGCTGGTGACGCTAAGTTTACCATTCGTTACGCGATAGACTAAACATTATTGGGGCACGTGCATTGTAGCACGGCCCCTCTCTTTACAAGAGAAAGATAGCATGACAGTAAGACAAAAATTATATGGTTTTAATAGTTTCGATGAGTTAAGGTATGCTGCAGTATTAGGCACATGTTTTGGCACAGGCGAAATACCAGATATTTCATATATAAATAAGTTCGGACTAAGTGGAACATTAACAGCAGGTGTTGAAGAAGATGTATGGAGTCAGGGAGGGACCTACACCAGAATGACTTCCGCTGAAACAATGGATATAGTATCAACAAGTGCAAATGATGCACCTTCAGGAACAGGAATAGATTCAATATTTATCAGAGGATTGGATGGAGATTATGAACCAATAAATGAAACAATAACACTTAACGGAGTGACAAGCGTAGAAACAACAAATTCATATTTATTTATTTATAGAATGGAAGCACGCAATAACACAGCAACAGGAACAACTAACGATGGAACTATAACAGCAACAGCTAGTACAGCAGCTACAGTTCAAGGACATATGCCAGCAGGAGACTCAACAACCAATGGCAGTCATTTTTTAGTTCCAAACGGTTACTCAGGATTAGTTACAGATTTACACCTATCAATACACAGAGTAGGCGCATCAGGACTAAGAAGAGCTATTATAGATTTAAGAACAGTACCAACATCAAATGCAGATAAAACAAATATTAACTACAGAACAATAAGACTATCTGCTTCTAACGACGGCGGTCTATCTGTTAATGAGTTCCATAACCCTTTAGTAATACCAGAAAAAACACTATTCTATTTAACAGTTAATGCAGATTCAAACAACACACAATTAGCTTTTGAATATGATGTTATACTAGTTAAAACAGTAGTAGATATTGACAGCGTATTTTAGGAGAACATAATGGCATCAAAGATACAAATATGTAATTTAGCTATAGCACCCTTAGGCGGTCAGACTATAACTTCATTTACAGACGGAACAAGAGAAGCAGACTTATGTGCTGCAATATATGATGAATCAGTTAAGACTGTTATAGCATCAGGTAACTGGACAGCAGCTACATACAGAGCAGAACTTGCTAAACTAACCACAGACCCAGAATGGGAGTTTGATAGTCAATTCCAATTACCCACAAGCCCAAAGATATTAAAACTACTGACGGTTAATGAATCACCAGTAAGTGAGTTGGACTATCGAGTAGAAGAATCAAAACTATTAATAGATAGGAGTTCAGTTAAGATTAAATATATTGGACTGATATCAGACCCAGGTTCTTTTGGAGAATATATTAAAGATACCCTAGTTGCATATTTAACATATAAACTATCTTTTCCTT